CGGCCAAGATGATGGCCTGCTGCTTCTGTTCATCGGTGTAACGACGGCGGGATACGGGTGACATAGGGAACCTCCAAGTGCGATCAAATTATCGCTTCTTGGCGTCCGTTTCAGCGGGGCAGGTTCAAGTGTCGTCGGACGCCACCGGCGGTGAGGCGGAGAACAGCTGCATGAGTGGGGCGGCTCGAGAAGGAGCACCCTCCGCCCCTCTATGGAGTTTTCGAGGTGGCCACCGGGAACGGGTAATTGAGGTTATGGATTCCACCAGAGGCCAACAATTGTTGTATTTTCAATGAGATAGGCGACTCGACGAAGGGTTATAAAAGAGTAATGGAAGGGTAAGGGCATTACCTTTAACGAAGGTAATGAGATGAGATCCGCAAGCCCTTACAAATCAATGACATAACCTTCGATTATTGGGGCAATTACCTTTCAAAACCACTTGAGGGTAATCATCGGCGCATAGACGCCCCAAGGGATCCGGCCCCAAAACGGCTACGTCTCAGGCGGATTACCCGTTTGCCGTGGTCGTATCGAGAATTCGTTCAAGTCGCGGGACAGCAGCCATGGCGCAGCCGCCCCAACTGGCCCTGGCTTGAGGGGATCTGCAGGTGTCAGCGCACTGCCAGATGCCACTCGCGATCCAAGCCCAGAAGGGCCGGCGTGGCCCCGCAGGCCCCGCAGGCCCGCAGGTAAAGCCACCAATGAAGACCGCAGGCGTGGCGGGGAGACGAGTGCCGGCACGAGTCACCGAAGGGCGCCCACTCATGTATCATTCAGGTTAACCGGGTTCCACCCCGATCCATCAGAATTGGAAGAAGGATCTCAAAGTGCTGCGCAGTGACGAGCGTTGGATTATTCACATGGAAGCTCAAGTAAGCTGGGTCCCCCACACCGCTCCCAACACAATGAGTATCACGGAACTCGGGGACGCCCTTGCGTCAATCCTCGGAACTCCCGTCGCTAGCCAGCGAGTCGACGCGGCGAATGGCGACGAGTACGTAACGTTGGACGCCGTTCAATATTGGCCGCCAAACAAGCCCGTCGCGCTCGTCCTGCTCTTTTCCTGCACTAACAAGGCGGGAGCCGATCCTGGGTTCCGTAACGTGATTAACGGGGCGAACAGGACTGAGGCGAAGAAGACGAACGAAGGCATTTCTTCCTCTGCACACCTTGTTATCAGGCTAAAGGAGGTGAGCGAGGCCGATGAATCCTACTGGCCAGCCGTTTTAGAGGATGTGCCAAGCATCGGCAAGACAAAGATCCAGAGCGCAGTCACGTCGATGATCGGGACTGTGCGCAAGTACACTTACGACAACAATGGCACGAAAGAGCCGGCAAGCCCACGCTTCCAGTTGCATAGCCAAGAAGGCGAAGACTTGGTCAAGGATATTGGTGAAGGTCAAATTTCATATTTGGTCGCCACCCGCGAGAGAAAGCCTTCAAAGAAATTCGATGAAATCCCCGGGCTTGAGCCTCAAGAGCAAACTCAGAAATTTAAGCTCGAGAAAGGTTTTAAGCCTGATGGAGGAATGAAGAAGTTTTTGCTTGAGCTCTGCGGTGCAAGCAAGTCGGCGGGCTACAAGAAAATTCGCGTAAATTACCGACGAAAAGATGGGAAAAACAGGTCAATTACGCTGGGAACACACCGCGAGGACGCGGACGACTTCCTGATCAAGAAGGTAGAACGCATCGACATGACTACCTGTCCGCTACCCCAAATGCACACAGTAATTTCGAAAGAGCTAGTCGCCGAAATAGTGAAGAAGCTGCCATGATCGAGGCACTGCGAATAGTTCTATCGCCACTGAGCTATTTGTCTGCAAAGAATCCCACGAAAGCGTACTGGGACTACATTATCCCAGCGCTGGTTGGCGCAGCCGTGTGCGTACTTTTCATCCTTCCAGGATTTAAAGTGGCCATATTCGGTGAAAAGGGCGTAGTTCACGGAGTCAACGAGCTTATTCAAGTACTCGTAGGGTTTTACATTGCAGCCCTCGCAGCTGTCGCTTCTCTTGCGAATCCAGCATTGGACCGAGGGATCGATGGGGACCCAATCAAGCTCAAGCAAGCAAAGCTCACCCGCCGGCAGTTTCTATGCTTAGCGTTTAGTTATCTATCGTTATTGTCAATATGCATCTACGGAGCAGGCCTACTCGCAAATCTGACTGCAGGCACTGTGCGGGCCTCCGCCCCCCCGGCATTGCTCCCCTATTTCCGAGGAATATTTGGCTTGATGTATGGATTCTTTGTCGCCCAGATGGCGTGCATCACGTCTGTCACGCTCTACTATTTGGGCGAAAGAATCCATGTCGCGCAGCTGGTCGCGAATCCACCAGAGATAATTCAGATTGATCCAAATGCTAGTAATGATGGACCTCATGTCAGACACGCGCCGACCACACTGGATTAGTGTCAGCTTATTGCTTGGCTCGCGAACCTGGGTGACGTTCCCCGCCGCTACTGGATGCACCGTATCGGCAGCAGGCTAGAAGGCACAAAGGTCTAATCGATCAAAGCGCAATACCTCTGCCGAAAGCCAGTCATTCGCGGCCGCGAGTCTGGTTTGTAGTGGCTCCAACTCCATCGCCGCCCAAACCGTCGCTGCGTCTCGGATTGACCCAAACCCGCCGCTGTTCTGGGGCACGATGCCTAGCAGCTGCGGCGGCACTCGCAGCGCTGCCAGCATGTCGTCGCGGGTGACGCTCTTGATGCCAGTGAACTCGTCCCGGGCGGCCACTTCGCTTACTGGGATGAGCTGCAGGCCGTCCTTTTTGCCGTTCGGCGAGTGGACGAACAGGTTGCGGAAGTTGCCTGGGCCCCTGGACTGCCGCAGAGCCTCGCGAAGGGCCTCCACGTCGCCCTCCTCCGGTTGCGGGTCGGTCAGGTAGAGGATGAACCCGGCGTGCGAGCCGTTGTTGTAGTACTTGCGCCGGAACAAGGTAGCGGACTCGTTGAGCAGCGCGGCCTGGACTGCTGGCATCCATTCCGGAAGGCCGTAGATCTCCTGGTCGGCATCGGCCTCCCGCAGCTGGAGCACCTCGCCCGGCCTGAACTCGTGCTCGACTTTGCCCGCACGCACCTGGAAGAACTCACCCGGCTCGACGCCGCGTCTCATGTACTGGGCCAACGGCACCGTCAGGCTGTGGGTTTTCCCAGACAGGGCTCGGCGCCGCTCCACGTACGCCATGCCAAAGGTGGTGTAGTCCAGCGCCAGCTGTGCGAAGGTGGCGCGGCTCATCAGCTTGTGCGGCCGGAAGGTGCGCACCAGCATGTTGCGCTTGAACGTCAATCCGCTCTGCAGGTAGGGATTTGCCCTGGTGGTGCGCGACAGGCCTTGCAGGTCCACCGGCGGCTCGTAGTAGCGCCCGTTTCGCCAGCATTCCAAGTAGTCCAGGAAGCCGCGCGAATCCAGCACCGGCGTGGGATCGCCAAAGGTGAATGCCTCGATGCCAGGGCTCGGTGACGGGGTGGTATCAGTCATCAGAAAATCTCCATGGAGCCGCGCGCGGCGGTACCGCCTTCCAGCGGCTCGTTCTGCAGCGCATGCATGAGGGCCCAGGCTAGGTCGGCGTGGCCGGTGGTGCGGGAGCGGCCCGCCCGGTAGGTGACCTGGCGGCCGCTCGGGGTGAGGGTCTTCTGGATGGCCAGAAGCGATTGGGTCAGGTCGGTCCAGCCAGCGTCGTACTCCAGGCGCTCGTTCTTGATCACGTCGAACGCTTTCAGCACCAGGCGCGTCTTCACCTCCGGGGAGTAGCTGAAGGTGGTGACGCCGGGGAAGAACTGCCGGACCAGCTGGGCCACGCCGGTTCCCATGCCCGTGGTGTCGATGCCGATATAGGTGACCCAGTACCGCTTGGTCACCAGCTGGATGAAGGCAGCTTGTCCGGCAAAGTCCATGCCCTTGAACTGATGGCGCTCGAGCACACGGAACTTGCCGCCTGGCAACGGGGGCGGCGCGACGACGACGATGCCGGCGCTGTCGCCTGATTCGGCGGGGTCGTAGCCCACCCATACGGCGCGGTCCGCATAGGGCCGGACTGCCAGTGGCTTGAAGACGTCGGCCCACTCCACCCAGCTGTCCACCTGGCAGGGCTGCAGCAGCGTGAGCGGGAAGATGCTGGCGCTGTCGTCTACGAACTCGCACATCAGCAGGTTGGCGAACTCTTCCGCGCTGTAGTCCCGGCGCAGCTCCTCCACATCGAACAGCTCGCAGCCCCGGCCTGCTGCGTCCAGCACGGTGACGATCTGCCGCCAGATGGCATCCTCGCAGCGTCGCCCGGACTGCAGGTGTCCGTGGCTGACATCCACCAGTACCTGCTGCGACTTCGGCCGGCCCTTGTTGAAGCGCTCACCGGTCCAGAAGTCGAACGCCTCGTGGGCCATGGTGGAGGGGGTGCTGAAGTAGGTCTTGCGCCACTTCTTGTGCATCGCCATGCCGCTGGCGACCTTGTTCAGCTGGTTGAAGCCGTAGGTCCAGAAGAATTCATCGAAGTAGAAATTGCCGTGGTAGCCCTGAGCGGTGCGCGCGTTTGTTCCCAGGAAGAACAGCTCGGCGCCGTTGCCCAGGGTGATCGGCTCGCCTGTCAGGTCCCGGTCCAACACCTCGTGCACGAAGCTGCGCATGTAGCCGAGGAAAATGTGGGCCTGGCTCTTGGAGGCGCTGAGGAAGATCTGGTTCCGCCCCGTGGTGAGCGCATCGATCAGCGCTTCACGTGCGAAGTACCAGGTCGCACCGATCTGCCGCGACTTCAGGATGATGCGGGTTCGCTCCGACCCTGCCCGGTACCAGTCGCGCTGGTACTCGAAGCAGCCATCCACGAAGGCGGACCGCAACCGCTCGACTTCTTCATCGCTGAAGGTGTTCTTGCGAACTTTCTTCTTCGAACCGGCATTGCGGTTTGCCACCGCCGGGTTGAGGTCGGCCTCGTTCCCGCCACCCTGGTAACGCTGGATGCGCGCCTGGCGCTCCAGCTGACGGTGCAGCAGATCGATCTCCTTGAAGTCGCCACCGGTCTTGCCTTCCTTGTGGATCAGGACGGCCAAGCGCGCCTCGAGTGCACCGCCGATGCGCTCCACGGTGTCCGCGCGGTCCCAGCCATCCCGCGACTTCCAGCTGTGAACCGTCTTGTCCTTCTCGCAGATGAAGCTGGCGATGTCGCACACGCGCCACCCCATCCAGTACAGGTACTTGGCCTGGCGTCGTGGATCGAGGTGAAGGGTTTGGGCTACGCTGCTCACCTGAACAGGTTGCCGGCCCACGCGCGCGCGCGACATGCGCGGCCGGCGTAGAACGCTGCGCTACAGGTACTTCCCGTTGAAGCACCCGCACCTGCCACTGACCATGGGTCATCGCATCAGCACCCGATGCGCGACGACCCAGGCAGAGGCGACATGGCCAGCAATTCCGACAACAAGCAGCGCTCCCGATTCTTCCGCGTAGCCGTCGAAGGCGCGACCACCGACCGACGCGAGATCAGCCGGCAGGACATCCTGGACATCGCGGAGACCTACAGCCCGGAGGTCTACGGCGCCCGGATCTGGATCGAGCACCTGCGCAGCAAGCTGCCCGACGGCCCGTTCCGCGCCTACGGCGACGTTGTCGCGGTCAAAGCCGAGGAAGTCGAGATCCAGGGCCAGACCAAGCTGGCGCTGTTCGCCCAGGTCGAGCCGACCGGGGAACTGGTGAACCTGGTCAACAACCTGAAGCAGAAGGTCTACACCAGCATCGAGATTGCCCCGAACTTCGCGGGCAGCGGTCGCGCTTACCTGTACGGCCTTTCGGTCACCGATTCGCCGGCCAGCCTTAGCACCACCATGCTCGCATTCTCCGCCAAGCATCCGGAGCACAGCCCGCTGCAGGACCGAAAGCTGGCGCCGGAGAACTGCTACTCCGAGGCAGCCGAAGTCACCGTGGTGTTTGAGGACGAGACCCCCTGCACTCGCCCCGGCCCAGTCGCCGCCTTGCTGGGCAGCCTTGGTTTCGGGCAGCGGAAGAAGGACCCCGCTCCAGCGCCAGTGGCCGACAGCCATGAGCTGGAGGCGTTCGCTAACAAGCTGCTGGATGCGGTGAACGAGCAGGACGCCGCCGTCGCCGAACTGTTGCAGAGCAACCGCAGCCTGCGCGCCGAGATACAGAGCCTCACCGCCCAGATGAACGGCGTGCGCAAGACCTTGGACGAGACACCGCAGCACTTCAATCAGCGCCCCATCGTTCCGGGCAGCGCGGGCGATGACGCGGTCAACGCGACCGACTGCTGACAGCACCCTACCCCACTCGCCTTCCTGGAGCACCCCCATGCGCACCGAAACCCGCCAGCACTTTGATGGCTTCACCCAGCAGGTTGCCCGCCTCAACAACGTGGGCAACGTTGCCCATACGTTCGCGGTGGATCCGGCCGTGCAGCAGACCATGGAAACGCGCATGCAGGAGAGCAGCGCCTTCCTCTCGGCCATCAACATGCCAGGCGTGGTCGATCTGAAAGGCGAAAAGATCGGTGTCGGTATCAACGGCACCATCGCCGGCCGCACCGACACGCGGGGCGATGGCGAGCGAAAGCCGGCCGACGTCACCGCGCTGGACCAAAACGGCTACGAATGCGTCCAGACCAACTACGACACCGCCCTGCCCTACGCTCGCCTGGACGCCTGGGCACGCCACAAGAACTTCCAGACCCTGATCCGCGACGCCATCATCCGCCGTCAGGCCCTCGACCGGATCATGGTGGGCTTTAACGGCACCAGCATTGCCGACACCACCAACCGCGACACCCATCCGCTGCTGCAGGATGTCAACAAGGGCTGGCTGCAGAAGTACCGGGAAACCGCACCGCAGCGGGTAATGCATGAGGGTAGGCTCGATTCGGGCCAGATCCGGATTGGCGGCGAAGACGCGGACTACGCCAACCTGGACGCGCTGGTGATGGACCTGGTGGCCAACATGATCGACCCGTGGCACCAGGAGGATCCCGAGCTGGTGGTGATCTGCGGCCGATCGCTGGTGCACGACAAGTACTTCCCGATCATCAACAAGGACAACGCCCCGACCGAGCAGGTTGCCGCCGACCTGGTACTGGGCACCAAGCGCATTGGCGGGCTGCAGCCGGTCGTGGTGCCGTTCATGCCGCCCAAAGGCCTGATGGTCACCTCGCTGAGCAACCTGTCCCTGTACTGGCAGATCGGCGGCCGTCGCCGCTTCATCCAGGAGCAGCCAAACAAGAACCGGGTCGCCAACTTCGAATCGTCCAACGATGACTACGTGGTCGAAGACTACGGTCGCGGCGCGGTGGCCGAGAACATCGAAATGGAGCCCTGAGCCATGGCCGATACGCCGGCAAAACGACATGTGCAGCGGCTGCTGGCGGCGTCGGCGGCGACGCAGGCGGCGGGCGGCCAGCTGATGGCAGGCACGCCCATCCACCAGCAGATGCAGCTGCAGCTCGCGGGCGACCGCGCACGCCTGAAGCAGCTGCAGTCGACCCAGGCCAAGGCGCAGCTGAAGCTGGCGTTGCTGCCGACCTACACCGCCTATGTAGACGGCGTGCTGGCCGCCAACCTAGGGGGCGACGACCTGGTCGTATCCACAGTGATGCTGTGGGCCATCGACGCCGGCGACTACCAGCGAGGTCTGCATGTCGCGGAGTACGTGCTTGGCCACGGCCTCGCTATGCCTGACAGCTTCAGCCGCACTACCGGCTGTGTGGTGGCTGAGGAGGTGGCGGTGGCCGCCCTCAACGCACAGCGCACTGGCACCCGGTTCGATCAGGCCGTGCTGGATCGGGCCGTGGCGCTCACCGAGCACTACGACATGCCAGACCAGGTCCGGGCCAAGCTGCTGCTGGCACGTGGCCGCAACTCGATGCTGCGCGAAGACGAGCAGCCTGTCACTTCGGCTCCTCAGCTGAACGCAGCTATCGAAGATCTGCGCCGTGCCATCCAGCTGCACGACAGCTGCGGTGGCAAGGAAGACCTGAAGCGCGCCGAGCGCCTTCTGAAGCATATCGAGGCAACCCAGTCCCAGGACTGAGCCTCCCACCGAGCGTCCCCGCGACCCCGCCGGCTCGGGGCCGATCACCTGGCAACCCTCCGCCTGGTGTGACGCCCCGACCACCGGCGACCCAGGAGATTCCATGAGCAGCTTCACCGCCAATGCGTCCCCCGTTGTCCTGCAGCGCCCCATCACCGCCGGGCCGTTCTGGCCGGAAGTGGATGTGGCCGCGTTGCGCGATGCCATGCGCGTACCCGGAGACGTGGCCGCGCCGCGCCTGCGCGGGGCGGCGGTGATGGCGGTCATCGCGGTAACACGCGAGCTGACGGCGTGGAAGGACAAGGTTGAGGCCGCTGGGCATCTGACACTTGCAGACGTGCCCGCGCCACACGTGGATGGTGTCTCGGTGCTGCAGCAGCTTTTCCTGCGCGCGGTCTACTGCGCCACGGCGGTCGAGCTGCATGAGCGCTACCGCTCCTATGACGCCACTGCGCAGGGCAACCAGCGGGCCGATGAACTCACCCCGACCATCGATGAACTCCGCCGCGATCACCGCGGCGCCGTCCGCGATCTGCTCGGCATCGACCGCGTAACCGTGGAGCTGATCTGATGCGCGTGATCGCACAACAGGGCGACACCCTTGATGCCCTGTGCCACCGGCACCTGGGACGCACCGCAGAAGTAGTGGAAAAGGCCTTCGCCCTCAACTACGGCATCAGCCTGCACGGCCCCTTCCTGCCCATGGGATTGACAGTGGATCTACCGGATGCGCCATCGTCCGCCGCCGGCACCGCCGTGCGCCCGCTGGTCCAGCTCTGGGACTGATGATGACCGAGCCCACCTCGACCGGCAGCATGATGGTCCTGGCTACCGGCGTCGGCCTTGCGTCGCTGCTGCCGGGCATCGAAACCGATGCATTCATCGGGGCCTTTGCCGGCGCCACGCTGTTCGTCGTGTCCGCCAAGGACCTCTCCCTGTTCAAGCGCCTGGTCTACCTGGCCATCAGCGTGGTGGCTGGCTACCTGGGCGGCACCGAGGTGATGCGCCGGTTCGACGTGGCATCCAGCGGCCTGGCTGCCTTCCTGTGTGCCGCCACCATCATCACCCTGACCTTGACGTTGATCGAACGCAGTCGGGCAGCGCGCCTCCCCCAACCACGGAAGGAAACCTCCGATGGATGACCTTCTCACCGCCGCCACGCTCACCTGCAGCCTGGCCATCTGCGTTCGGCTGCTTATCTACCGCGCACCGGCAGGCTCACGCCACCGACGGGGTATTGCCTTCGTCGCGTGGCTGCTGATCGCCAGCACGGGTGGCCAAGCGGTTCAGATCCTGCTGCAGGACGCGCACGCCACGCCAAGCGCCTGGCATCTGGTGCTGCTTGCCGTGCTGCTGATCGCCATCTGCCGCGCACGCGGCAACCTTGCCCGTCTGTTCGGAGTGGATTGACCATGCTGACCGCCGCCCTGCTTGCCCGCATCCTGCAGTGCCCCATCACCCGCGCACAGCGCTGGGTGCAACCGCTGAACGCTGCCATGCAGCGCTTTGGCATCACCACGCCGCTGCGCGTGGCTCACTTCCTGGCCCAGCTGGGCCATGAGAGCCTGAGCCTGTCCCGCCTGGAAGAGAACCTGAGCTACAGCCGCGCTCGCCTCCTGGAAGTGTTCGGCGCCCACATTGCACCTGGCGAGGCCGCCGACCATGTCCACCAGCCAGAGCGCTTGGGCAACCGCGTCTACGCGGGTCGCAACGGAAACGGCGATGCGGCCAGCGGGGATGGCTACCTCTACCGTGGCCGAGGACCACTGCAGCACACCGGCCGGGGCAACTACCGGCGCGTGGGTGAACTGATCGACCAGCCGCTGGAGCTGCAGCCCTCGCTGCTCATCGAGCCGGAAACCGGGGCGATGGCTGCCGCTGCCTTCTGGCAGGACAACAGCCTCAATGCCCTTGCCGACCAGCGCGATGTACTGGCCGCCAGCCGCGCCATCAACCTCGGCAACGCACGCTCCCGGTTCACCCCGAACGGGATGGCGGACCGTCTCTCGCGGCTGCAGCGCGCCCTGCAGGCCCTGGAGGTGCGCTGATGACGTGCCGCGATGACGCATGGGCTGGGACTGAAGCATGAAGAAACATCAGCTGCTGAGGCAGCACCTGGTCACGGCGGTGCCGGCGTTGGCCGTCGACCCTGAGCGCCTGCTGGTATTCGTGGATGCCGGCGGGCTCAACGGCACCTACCGACCGGGGCTGAGCTACGAATACCGCTATACCTTGGAGCTCATCTTGAGAGACTTCAGTGGCCCTCCGGAAGCGGTCATGCTGCCGCTGCTGCAGTGGCTCACCCGCCATCAGCCCGAACTGCTGGCCATCCCGGCCAATCGCGAGAAGATCGTGTTCGAAGTGGATGTGCTGGCGGATGAGCTGGTCGATCTGGCCATCAAACTACCGCTGACCGAGCGGGTGCGTGTGTCGCGTGACGCTGCCGGCGCTCTGCAGCTGGAACATCTGCCCGAGCCGCTACCGGAGCGGGAGCATGCTGATGCCCTGAGTGGTGGGGACCTGTTTGCCGACGGTGCAGTCATCGCACATCTGCCTGCCATCACCGAATGAACGAGGACCTGCAGCGCCTGGAGACATGGGTTGCGCCACTTCTGCAGAGGCTAAAGCCTGCCGACCGTGCGCGCCTGGCTCGAAAAGTCGGTACCGCCCTCCGCCGCTCCCAGCAAAAGCGCATCGCGGCGCAGCGAAGTCCGGACGGCACCGCCTACGCGCCCCGAAAAGCGGCGCCGAAGCGGTCGAAGGCTGGACGGATCAAGCGCGGTGCGATGTTCGTCAAGCTGCGCCAGACGCGGCACCTTCGGGCCCGAGGCACGGCCGCCGAGGTCGTGGTGGGATTCAGCGGCAGGGTGTCCCGCATCGCCCGCATCCATCAGGAGGGCAGGCAGGAAGCCATTGGCACCAACCGCATCAAACACGTCTATGCCCGCCGGCAACTATTGGGTTTCACGTCGACTGATGAGCAGCTGGTCCGCGACCTCATCATGGACCACCTGCGCGCCGTATAGCGTAGGAACCACCGCTACACCCCAGCTTAAGTGCCTTGTCTCGCGTGCGATGGGACGCTGCAGCGGATCCCAAGCCGGTGCCGCCGTGTCCGCCTTTACCGCCGTTGACCTATCCCGCCTCCCCCTACCCGACGTGTTCGAGCAGGTCTCATTCGAACAGCTTCTGGAACAACGGGTGGCAGACTTCCGTCGCTACATGCCCGAGTTCACCGCACTGGTGGAGCCCGATCCGCTATACAAGTCTCTTCAGGCCAGCGCTTACCGCGAGCTGGTACTGCGTGAGCAGTTCAACCAGCGGGCCAAAGGGCTGTTTCTGGCCTATGCGCAGGATGGCGACCTGGATAACCTGGGCGCGCCGTTTGGCGTCACCCGGAAAGAGCTGACGCCTGCCGATGAAGACGCGGGCACCCCAGCCATCTACGAAAGTGACGCGGAGTTCCGGCGCCGAATACAGCTCTCGCCCGAGGGACTCTCAGTAGCGGGCCCGGAAGGGGCGTACATCTTTCACACGCTCGGTGCGGATCCGCGCGTGCTGGATGCAAGTGCGAGTAGCCCCAGGCCGGACGATCTGCGGAGCCTGATCTTCTCGGTGCTGCAGGCCCACGAGGCGCCACCGCAGCTGATGGAAGAAATGGCCAGCCGGCTCGATGCGGCCGTGTGGCCCGGCACTGTAGTGGTCTCCGTGCTGTCCCGCGAGGGGAATGGCAGTGCGGACCCCGACCTGGTCGAGGCGGTAGACCGGGCGCTCAGCTCCCAGGATGTCCGTCCCTTGACGGATGAAGTTGCCGTTGCCTCTGCTGAGATTCGTCCGTACGAGGTGGTCGCAGACCTGTTCACCTTCGACGGACCGGATGGCGAAGTGGTACTCCGAGAGGCGGAGCGCCGTCTGACCAGTTATCAGGGCGAGGCCCACCGCCTTGGGCGCAACATTTCGCTGTCGGCGCTCTATGCGCAACTTCACGCCGAAGGGGTGCAGCGCGTAGTGCTTCACAGCCCATCCGAGGATCTGGTGGTGGACCGCCACCAGGCCGCGTATTGCACGGCAGTGAGCATCAACCACGTGGGCACCGATGAATAAGTCGCCCAGCCTGCTTCCGCCCAACACCACACCGCTGGAGCGGGCGATGGAAGGCGCCGATGCCCGGGTGCTGAGCATGCGAATGGGCCACGCCGACATCAAGAACCCAAGCCGCTGCCCGGCCCCGTTGTTGCCGTGGCTGGCGTGGGAGCTGTCCTTGGACACCTGGGACAGCGCCTGGCCAGAACACATCAAGCGGCAGCGCATCGCCAGCGCCATCAACATCCAGCGCCACAAGGGAACGGCGGGCAGCGTCCGCGACGTGATCGAGTCCTTCGGCGGCACCGTGGTGATCCGGGAGTGGTGGGAGCAGGAGCCGCGTGGCAACCCGCACACCTTTGAGCTGCTGCTCATCCTCTCCGGACGCCCGGGCATTGATCCCTCCGCCAAATATGTGGAAGACGTCATTGCAGAGGTCAACCGCACCAAGCCGGTGCGGTCCCACTTTACGTTCACGCAAGGCGCTGAATTCGAAGAGCGTCTGGGCGTCATCGCGGCATTCCGCCCTGCCGTCTATCGCCGTATGAACATAAGCTTTAAGGATTAACCGTATGCGAATGAAGTTTACCGATCTGGGCCGGGCGGCCATGGTCAACGCGCGCAACACCGGCACCAACGCGGTCACCGTTACCGAGATCGGAGTGACCGAGCTGGGCTTCCTTCCCGATCCAGATGGTGGCGATCAAACACTGCCAGGAGAACGCAAGCGAATCGCAACGTTCGGCGGCAAGGTCATCGCCGATGACGTCATACATGTGACAGTGCGCGATGAGACCGAGGATGCCTACTCACTGCGCGGCATTGGACTGTATCTCCATGACGGCACGCTGCTGTGCCTCTATGGGCAGGAACGTGTGATCCTGGAAAAGTCATCACAGGCAGTGATGTTGCTCTCGGCCGATCTGATGCTTGCGGACATGGATAGCACTCAGATCGAGTTCGGAAGCGCTGGCTTCCTCAATCCTCCGGCGACGACCGAAGAGCATGGGGTGGTAGAGCTGGCGACCGACCATGAGGCAAGCTCGGGGAAAGACAGTCGCAGGGCGGTAACCCCTCAGGCGCTGACAGCAGCCCTCGATCATCGCCTGGGCCGAGGCGCACCTACTGAACTCGCGAAAACGATCATTGCGGAGGAGGGAAATGCTGGTGTTCGTGCGCTCCTCGGGCTCGGATCAGCCGCGCAGAAGGATGACGGTGAAGAGAATGGCTTGGACGCAGACCTGCTTGATGGACGACACGGTGACTTCTATCTGGACTGGTCCAATCTCACCGGCGTACCGGCGAGCACCCATATACCAGGCCAGATCGTAGTATTTGCCGGTAGACAGCCGCCACCTGGCACGCTGTTGTGCGATGGCCGCCTGTTGGCAATCGAAGCTTACCCAAGGCTTTGGGCAGCGATCGGAGATACGTATGGCGGCGATGCTTCTACAGGAACATTCAGCCTTCCACGACTCGACGATGAGAGCTGCATCATTCACACCAGCGACTCGGCCATCGTGGGGACAACCAGTCCCGGTGCCGTAATAGCCCACAGCCATGGAGCAAGTGCGTCGGCAGCAGGCAGCCATGCCCACTCCGCTTCGGCGAGCTGGAGCGGCGACCACGTACATGGCGCATGGACCGACGGGCAAGGCCACCATGGTCACGGTGGCAGCACGACGGGCGCTGGGGAGCACCAGCACCTCACACCGTTCGCAGAAGGCGGTCACGCCTACCCGTGGGGCGCGGACTACAGCAACCATATGGGCTCGCGAGGAAATATCGACTGGGATAACCCGTGGCCCTATACCAGCCACGCCGGCCATCACGCGCACCACATCGCGGCCGACGGCAATGGCAACCATGCTCACAACATCGGCATGAACGGTGCAGGCGGTCATGGCCACAACATCTCTGTCGGTGCTGTGGGCGACCACGGCCACGTCATTAGCGTCGGGGCTACAGGGGTATCCCAGAACCTTCCCGCCGGAATTCGAATGCTGTACTGCATTGCCTACTAGGAAACATCCCATGCAACTCACCGAACCCCATGAGACTTACGGGCATTCCTTCGATGAACATACCCGCCTTTACCTGCTTCCCGTCAGGATCTTTCCAGAGGCAGACGGCAGCTGCCCGCTCCCCCTTAATACAGTAGATTTCCCTCCTTTCCAGAAGGCAGACCAGCATCAGGCCTGGCGTATCAACGAGAAGCAAACGGCGTGGGAGATTGTGGACGACTACCGGGGAGCGATGCTTTGGGAAAAATCGACTGCAATGGGAGCGCCAAATCGATTGGAGATCAACGAGCAGCCCTCGAGTGGCGTGACACTCCTGGCGCCGCTCGCCATTGAGCCTGGGGAGCCGCTGACCAACCGATGGGATGACGAACTTGAACAGTGGCAACTGGTCCCCGACTACAGCCGCGTGCCGGTCTGGGAAAAGGCCACCGGGGCTGTACTACCCATGCTCCTTCCCGGCGATCCACTGCCGTTTTCTGCGACAGACATTCCACCTCCACGAGATATGGCCGGACCAGTTCGCTTCGACGATTCGCTCGGCGAGTGGGTTCTGGTTCCTTCGGCTCCGGTGCTACCGGACGTACCATCCCTTCGCCCCGGTGCCAATGCGTGAGGATTGCTGTAGATCGGGCGCCTACATAGGCAACCAGATGCGTAGGTGCCACGCGGCAGCGAGCATGTCCGCATGGAAAGTCGCTTATCCCAACAACTGAGCACCCTGCTGCGCGACGGCGTAGTGACTGAGGTAGATCACAAGCACGCGCGGTGCCGCGTAAGGTCAGGCGAAAACCACACTGACTACATCCCTTGGTTCACGCCCGCCGCAGGGCAGGTCAGAGTTTGGTCGCCACCAAGCGTAGGCGAGCAGGTCCAGTTGCTCTGCCGTGATGGCGACATGGCCAACGCGATTGCGCTACCGGCACTGTTCAATGACAAGTTTCCGGCACCGTCCTGCAAGCCCGGGATGGTTCTCGTCGAGTTCGCCGACCGCTCCAGGCTGACCTACGACAGCACGGCGCACGCCCTTGCGGCAGAGCTGTCTTCCGGCAGCACCGTCAGCATCGTTGCAAGTGGCGGGGTCCGGATAGCTGGCAATGTAACCATCACTGGCGACGTCAACATCGAAGGCAGGGCGGTGGCGACCGATGACGTGCTTGGTGGCGGTGTAAGCCTGAAGAACCACACCCATGGCGCCGTGCAGCCAGGGAGCGGCAACTCAGGGCCACCCGAATGATCGGCATGTGCGCCTCCACTGGCGCTGTAGCAACCGGGAGCGCTCACCTAGCCCAATCGGTCCGCGACATCCTCACCACGCCTCTCGGCTCGCGCATCGCGCGCCGGGACTACGGCTCGCTCCTGCCAGACCTCATCGACCAGCCCTTCAACGACCTCACCAGGCTGCGCATGTTCGGCGCCGTGGTCACCGCGCTGATGCGCTGGGAACCGCGCATGCAGGTCAGCCGCGTATCGCTTTCGCCCGGCGCTTCACCCGGCGCCTTCCAACTTGACTTGGACTACCGCCCGGCCGCTGCCGGCACCCCTTCGACGCTCAGCGTCGCCCTTCGCTTCCCCATCGCTTAACCACAGGAGTCACCGCATGGCACCCCAGGACTACCACCACGGCGTACGCGTCGTTGAGATCGACGGCGGCGTTCGCCCCATCCGTACCGTGGCCACCGCCATCGTCGGCGTTGTCTGCACTTCGGCCGATGCCAGCGACAGCATGTTCCCGCTGGATACCCCGGTACTGATCACCGACGTGCGAGGCGCCATCGGCCAAGCCGGCACTGAGGGCACCTTGGCCAGCGTGCTGACCGCCATCGCCGACCAGGCCAACCCGGTGACCGTGGTAGTCCGTGTGGCCGAGGGCGATGAAGCCTCCGACACCATCAGCAACGTCATCGGCACCGTGGCCGACGGCAAGTACACTGGCCTGCAGGCACTACTGGTGGCCGAGAGCAAGCTGGGCGTGAAGCCGCGCATCGTCGGCGCGCCCGGCTTGGACACCAAGGAAGTCACCACCGCCATCGCGTCCATCTGCAAGAAGCTGCGGGCCATCTCCTACGTGGGTGTAGGCGACAGCAAGACCGTCGCAGAGATTCTGACCTACCGCAAGCAGTTTGGGGACCGCGAGCTGATGATGATCTGGCCGGATTTCCTGGCCTGGAACACCCAGACCAGCGCCGCCGACGTCACCTTCGGTACCGCCCGCGCCATCGGCCTGCGTGCATTGATCGACCAGCAGATGGGCTGGCACAAGACCCTGTCCAACGTGCCGGTGCAGGGCGTGACCGGCATCAGCGCCGACGTCACCTGGGACCTGCAGGATCCGCAGACCGACGCCGGCCTGCTCAACGCCAACGACGTCACTACCCTGATCAACAGCCGCGGCTACCGTTTCTGGGGCTCGCGCACCTGCAGCGATGACCCGTTGTACGCCTTCGAATCGGCCACCCGCACCGCGCAGATCCTGGCTGACACCATCGCCGACGCGATGATGATCTACGTCGACAAGCCGCTGCACCCTTCCACGGTGAAGGACATGCTGGAGACGATCAACGCCAAGTTCCGCGAGCTGAAGGCCGGCGGCTACGTGATCGATGCCAACGCCTGGTACGACGAAGGCCAGAACCTGCCGACCCAGCTGTCCTCGGGTCGCCTGGCTATCGACTTCGACTACACACCGGTGCCGCCGCTGGAGTACCTGCAGCTCAACCAGCGGATCACCGACCGCTACTTCGCCGACTTCGCCAACCGCATCGACGCCTGACCAAGGAACCCCCTGCATGTCCCTGCCCAGCAAACTGAAGAACCTGAACCTGTTCAATGATGGCGTGAGCTATCTGGGCCAGGTCACCGAGTTCAAGCTCCCCACCTTGACCCGCAAGATGGAGGAGTACCGTGCCGGCGGCATGGCCGGCCCCATCAGCATCGATATGGGCCAGGAGAAGATCGAGGCCGAGTGGAAGTGCGGCGGCCTGATGCGCGAAGTCCTGCACCAATACGGTGCGGTGTCGCATAACGGCGTGCAGCTGCGCTTCGCCGGCGCCTACCAGCGCGAGGACAGCGCCGAGACCGACGCGGTCGAGATCGTCATCCGTGGCCGCCACAGCGAGATCGACGCAGGCACCGGCAAGGTCGGCGACGACACCGAGTTCGCGGTCAAGACCGCCGCCAGCTACTACAAGCTGAGCATCAACGGCCGCACCGAGATCGAGATCGACATGGTGGGCATGGTCTTCATGGTCAACGGCACCGACATGCTGGCCGCTCAGCGCCGTGCCATCGGCTACTGATTCCCTCTCCATTCCCAGGAACACCAATGAATCTGATCTCTTCGCCTGCCGAAGTCATCGCCGAGCTGGATACGACATCCGGCAAAGTGACCAACACCTCACTTTCCAACATCGAGCTGGATGCTCCGATTTCACGTGGCGACCAGCTCATCACCACCCTGCAGCTGCGCCGGCCAAACGCTGGCGAACTGCGCGGCATCAAGCTGGCCGACCTGCTGCAGATGGATGTCAGCGCCCTGGCCCTGCTGTTGCCGCGCATCAGCAGCCCAGCACTGACGGCCGCTGACGTGGGCAAGCTGGATCCCGCCGACCTGGTCAGCATCGCCACCGAGGTGGGCGGGTTTTTCTTGTCGAAGGCGCAGCGGGAATCCCTGTCTGCGTAGAGGAGTTCATGGCCGACATTGCGACAGTCTTCGCTTTCAGCCTGGGCGAACTGTCGCAAATGTCCCTGATTGAACTGATTGAGTGGCGCGAACGTGCGCGTGTACGAAGTGGAGCTGAGCAGCGGTGATAAATTCTTCCCATGAACAATTTTTCCGCGCTGCTGCTTGGCATGCTGGCTCTGTACGTCGTTCTGGCCTTCCTCTTTGTAGTGATGTGGCGCACCGGCTTTCTCTTCATGGTGCTGAACATTCTCGCGGACGAGGTGGCGAAGTTGCGCCGCAGGATCTCTCGCAACAGTGGGGACTAGACCCGCATGGACCTCATCATTTCACTACTCGTGTGCGCCGCTGGCATCGTCATCCTGATGGTGTTCTTTGGACTCATGCTCGGGGCGGGAATGTTTGCTGGAGAGCTGCTGAGCAGAATCATGGGATATTCGCCTTCCAATGTGGACCGGGATCGATAGGACAGGAGAGGACGCCGCCTGATGGGCATGCTTATATTCATTCTTATATCGCTACTAATACTGACACCTATCTTTCTTGGGATAGTGTGGGCACTGTGCATCCTCTGCCAGCTGGTCGTGACGATTTTCAACGGTCTATCTGCAAAGCCCGACCCGTAGCCAACCTTGATGGCGCTGCCCCATGAGCGGTGCCAACCTCCGCTTGCAGGTGGTCCTGCAGGCGCTCGACAAGGCAAGCGCGCCCTTCCGAAAGGTGCTGAGTGGCAGCAAAGCACTGGCTGGAAGCCTGCAACTGCAGCAAGATGCGCTGCGTCGACTCAACGCTGCACAACGCGATGTCAGTGCGTACCGCCAGCAACAGAAGGCCATTCAGGACACTGCAGCTGCTCACCGGATGGCGCAGCAGCGCGTGCGCGAGCTCGCCCGCGAGATGGACGCCAGCGTCGCGCCGACGCGAAAACTGAGCCAAAGCTTCGCTCAGGCAAAGTCTGCCGCACGGCAGTTGAAGACGCAGCACCAGGAGCACGCGCAGGCGTTGCATCGCCTGCGTGGCAGCCTGGACCAGGCTGGCATCAGCACTCGGCGCCTCGGAACCGACGAGCGCAGGCTCCGTGCAGAGATATCAAAGACCAGTGCCCAGATGGATGCTCAGCGCAAGCGCCTCGCTGCTTTGGATGCTGCCAAGGAGCGCGGCCGAAAGATGCAGTCTGGCGGCATGAGTGCTTCGGCGCATGGCGCCGGGTTTGCCGTGGGTGCTTCTGGCGCTTTGCGCCGCATGATGGCGCCCATCAAGGACGCTATGGCGTTCGAGTCAGCGATGGCTGACGTTCGGAAAGTGGTGGACTTCGAGTCCCCCGAGGCTTTTGGGCAGATGAGCAAGGACATCAAGGGACTGTCCCTGCGGTTGCCCATGGTTCCGACCGAGATAGCCAAGATCGTGGCGGCAGCTGGCCAGGCCAATGTACCTCGCGAGGAATTGCTTCGATTCACTGAAGAAGCCGCGATGATGGGCGTCGCGTTCGATATGAGCGCGGAAGATGCAGGGAAATCCATGGCCACCTGGAGAACAGCCTTCAGGCTGAATCAGGACGAAGTGGTTTCCCTTGCAGACAAGATCAATCATCTAGGGAACACCGGCTCTGCGGATGTTGGACAGATCACTGCAGTTCTGGAGCGTGTCGGCGCGCTCGGCGAAGTTGCAGGTCTGGACAGCGGCGGCGTGGCTGCGTTGGGAGCCACGATTGCAGCGATGGGCACTCAGTCCGAGGTCGCTGCCACCGGCATCAAGAACGTCCTTCTCACGTTGTCGTCCGGCGACGCTGCGACGGCACGGCAAGCTGCGGCCCTCAGGTCGCTGGGCCTGGACGCGTCCGACATGGCCAAGGCCATGCAGCAGGATGCTGGCGGGGCCCTGGTGGGTGTGCTTGAAAAGCTCAAGGAGTTGCCACAGCACGCCCAATCAGCTGCGCTCACCCAGCTGTTCGGACGTGAGTCGATAGGCGCAGTGGCCCCGCTGCTGACCAATCTCGATCAATTGAAGGAGAACTTTGGGAAGGTCGCGGATGCGAGCAAGTACGCCGATTCGATGAAGAAGGAGTTCTTGGAGCGCACCGGCACGTCTGAGAATGCCGTACAGCTGCTCAACAATGCATACCGTGTCACGTCAGCGACCCTGGGCGAGCTGCTCCTGCCTGAGGTGAAGAAGCTCTCCGCTTGGGCACAGCGTGTTCTGGAACGCTTCGTCAAATGGGTGGAGGCCAACCCGAAACTGGTTTTGGCCGTTTCCAAGCTCGCGATTGCGGGCGCAGCTCTCCTAGCGATGCTGGGCGGTGTCGCGGTTGGCGGAGGGCTTGTGGCAATGATGCTCAGTCACCTCCACAAGGCCGTCATGGTCGTGAGCGGCGGGCTGGGAAAGGTGTCTGGCGTTGTGAGCTCTTTGGGGGGCCGTGGTTTAACCATGCTCCTCAACGTTGGCCGCACGCTGCTCCCCATCCTTGGCGGCGTCAGTGCGCCAATCCTCGCAATCGGCATTGCCGTGGGCGTAGTAGCGGCACTCGTGTGGAAGTACTGGGAACCGATCAAGGCGTTCATGGCGGGCGTATGGGGCGGAGTCGTAGAGGCCGTCAGACCCGCGATGGAGCAGCTCAAGGGTGTGCTTTCCCCTTTGGCCCCGCTGTGGGACATGGTCTCCGGCGCCATGGGCAAGGCTTGGGCTTGGGTCAAGCAACTCTTCGCACCCTTTGAAGCCAGCAGCGAGCAGCTGCAAGGCGCAACGGAGGCAGGACGTGGGTTCGGCGAGGTGATCGGCAAAGTGCTGGGCGGAGGAATCAACCTGGCGGTCGGCGCCATCGGCCTGCTGACCACGGCATTCAAGACCATCCTACCGATCATCATGACCGCCATCGGCGGCGTCTGGACCTACCTGCAGGGCGCCTGGGATCTGATCGTGGGCCTGTTCACCCTCGACGGTGCGCGCATCACCGAGGGCGTGACGAAGATCTGGGATGGACTCAACCAGATCCTGGGCGGCTGGCCGGCAAAGCTGATGCAGACCGGCATCGACATGATCAACGGCCTCATCAACGGCGCCCTCTCTCTCGAGGCCGTTGTGCAGGAGAAGATCATGGGCATCGCCTCCAGCATCATGGGCACGTTCAAGAGCGCGCTTGGCATTGCAAGCCCCTCAAAGGTGTTCGCCCAGTTCGGTGAGTTCACCATGCAGGGACTTGCCGGTGGCTTGGAGAGCAGCCAGGGTGCCCCGCTGCAGCAGATCACCGGCGTCGGCGACCGGATGAAGCAGGCCGGCGCGGGTGTTGCGCTTGGCATTGCGGCAATGCCAGCCATGGCCGCTGGCGGGCCCGTACTGGCGCCGGGCGCCTCGGCCGCTGGTATCGGCGCGGCGGCAGCCAGTTACACGATCAACATCCAGGCCCCTGCAGGCGTAGATGCCGAGGGTATCGCGCGCCTGGTCCGGCAGGAGATCGAGGCCATCGAGCGCCAGAAGGCCAGCCGCTTAGCTTCCCGCCTGACCGACTGAGGATTCCCACATGATGATGACCTACGGCACCTTTGTGTTCTCCGTCGCTACCGCCGCCTACGACCAGCTGCAGCGTCAGATGAGCTGGCGCCATCCCAGCAGCGAGCGCATGGGCGCTCGGCCGGCGCGCCAGTACGTCGGCCCCGGCGACGACACCATCAACCTGCAGGGCACCATCACGGCCGAACTGGCGACCGACCTGCGTGTGCTGGACGAACTGCGCGAACTGGCCGACCAAGGGCGCCCGCAGGCACTGGTTGAAGGCACCGGCCGTGTCTATGGCGCCTACCTGCTGGTCAGCCTCAACGAGACCCGGAAGGAGCTCTACAAGGACGGCACGCCTCGACTGATCGAGTTCCAGATGCAGTTGGAGCGGGACGATGAAGGCGCCGCTGGAGCAGCGGCATGAGGGCCAGCCCCTACCCCATCCCTGCCTGGCGGGTTTCTCTCGACGGCCAGGACCTGACCGAGCGGCTAGCGCCCCGCCTACTCGACCTGACCCTCACCGAGAGCCGGGGCGACGAAGCCGACCAGGTCGACCTGCGACTGCACGACCACGACGGGCGAGTCGCCTTGCCCCGACGCGGCGTCACGCTGCAGGTGGCCATCGGCTGGCGTGATGGTGGGCTGTTCGACAAGGGCACGTTCGTGGTGGACGACGTGGAGCACAGTGGCGCGCCAGACATCGTCACCATCCGCGCCCGCTCGGCAGATCTCACCGGTGCTGTGCGCGGGCGGCGGGAGCGGAGCTGGCATGACACCACCCTGGGCGAGATCCTGAGCACCATCGCCGGAGAGCATTCGCTGCGCCCGGCCATTGCCGCAGGCTTGGCGTCCACGCCGATACCCCATCTGGACCAGGCCAATGAGAGCGACATCAACCTGCTGACCCGTCTGGCCAAGCGGTTCGATGCCGTCGCTACGGTGAAGGCCGGCACATTGATCTTTGCGCCCATCGCTGCAGGCACCAGCCCCAGTGGCGCGGCGCTACCGGCGGCCCTCATCACCCGCGCGTCGGGCGACCAGCATCGCTACAGCGTTGTCGACCGGGACAACCATACCGGCGTACGTGCCTATTGGGGCGACCGTGATGCCGCGCGTCGAAAGGCAGTGCTGGTGGGCACTGCGGACAACGAGAAGAAGCTCCAGGCCACGTACGCCACCGAAGCCGAAGCTAGACAGCAGGCAGAAGCAGAACTGAAGCGGCTGACGCGCGGAACGGCCCAGCTGAGCTACAGGCTCGCGCTAGGCCGCGCAGATATCTATCCGGAACAGGCAGTGACGGTGAGTGGCTTTAAGCCGGAGATCGACGGGGCAGAATGGCTGGTGGTTAAGGCCCACCACTCCATAGGTGCTGGGGGATTTATGACCACACTAGAGCTGGAACTTGCTCGCTAGGCGATCGACCATCTCGTCCAGCCGACTCCATCGTCATTCCCGACATATAAGTCCACAGTTTTAAAGAAGTAGCTGTCCGCACTTTGACCTGCGTCGACCAGCGAAATGATCGATTGAACATCCGTCGCCTTAAATCTTCCAGGCAGGTACACATAGACCTCAAGATCGAAGACCGGATGAATGCTCATAAGCCGTGCCAATGCTGGCGCGATGCCGCCCCCTCCAAGAATAAGCAAGTCTTCGGCATTGACCGCGAGGGCGCCAGTGAAGCGCGCCTTCTCGCCCACCCGGAGGCCAACGGCGAATCTCCCGTTCGAATCCAGTACTTGATAGTGGCGACTGGTCAGCGTCCGATTCAGTCTATCGCTATCGATTGATCCACTCGATAGCGAAGGCTCCGTTGCACTTGGAAATCCAAGATTCTTCGCGGACTTCCGAATTACGTCACCAATGCTCATCCAGCTCGAATCATGCGCGCTCGACGCAACGTCGCTTAACGTTGTCGTCGATACATCCACTCGAAGTCGCTCACCTGCCGACTCTAGGAACTTCTCAAACGAGTACATCCAGAACCGCTCGACTTTTGCTCGCTCTAGCATCTCCGCATACATTTCCTGAAGTGGCCCCCAGACAGTCTTGTTATGCGATAGCCACCAGTCGTCCTTTGCATCATTAGTTATGATGATCAGATCTTTGATGCCACTTCGCGCCACATGCTCGATGGTCTGCGCCCACACCAGATAGTCACTGTACTTGCGGTTATAGGTGAGCGCCCCAAACCGGAACGAGTCCTTTCCGTCATCTTTGAAGCCAGGCCCCATCTTTACCAAGTAGCGCGCCGCTGCTTCCGCTTCCATCGACTTGATCTGGTCTTGACTAGGAGCTGTACCAATCGCGCCGGCAAAAATCTCGGCAATTTGATCAGCAACGGGATCGACGCCATTTGGATCGATGTGCCCAGCCAACGCGCTCTCTGCAGCAAGGACCACTGCTTCTCCTGCCTTGCGGATCTCGCTCATTCGCTCTACAGCGTCGACCAAACCGCGATCAGCAAGCTTTACCGCCGCCACGGCCCTATATACTTCCTCGAAGGCCCGGTTTATAGGCTCCACACTTTTTGCGACGACGTCCCGTGCTTCAATGATGCATCGCACGCGCCCACGGTGGTACTCCAGAGCTACGTTGTGTGGAATCCAGACCCTGCCTTTCAGCCCAGAGAGAATCTTGAACGCTTGCTTTCTTGTCTGCTCGGGAAGTCGATAGAACTGAAGCAGCACACTTGAATCAAGCACAAACGTTGCGCCGGACCAAAGACTTTGCAGATCCGGCTCGCTAGGCGCGTAGTACCCGGGGAACAATTCCTTCATGTGAAGATCACTCAGTTCAATACGCAACGATCATTAGTAGATTAACCAATCTCCAGCATCAGTACACCGCTCGGCAGCTGAAGAGCCACGTACTCATCAAAAGTTGCTGATCGCGGGCGGGCACTAGGATTTCCCAACACTGAAGTCCTTTCGATAGAGAACTCGGTCCTCGGCAATTCCGAGGAGAGTGAGTGAACCAAGCTCCGGGAGCCTTTTTCGCACGTTATCCAACACGCGGCGCGCGGACTCTCTGAATCCATTCAACCTGCCGTCATAGCTACCAAAGCAAACCACACCCACAGAGCGCTTAGTCGTAGACAGCGTGAGGCCCAGGTACTGAATTAGTAGCGAGCTGAGGCTCAGCGCACTCATCTGCCAAGCGTCTAGGTCAATGAGGATAAGGTGCTCCTTTGATCCGTCCACGGTTCGCTGGGCTACCGGACATGCCCCATCGGGCCGCCCATTCTCGAAGATGGTTGCACCCATCTCGTCGGCGGCGAGTAGAGCATTCTGTAGCGAGGTTCTGTAGTTCACGTCTCCCGTCACATCGCCACTGGTCGCCCAGCCGCTGCGCAGGTTTCCCAGTAGGTACCGCTCAGATGATTCAATCTCTGCAAGCCTCACATCATCCAGGGCTTGCTGCGTTACATTCGCGCCAAGGTGCTTGTTGGACTCGCTCATGAACTCGTGAAGTGTGTACATCCAAAAGCGATCTGCCCCACCCTTTCTTCGCATTTCCATGCAGAGCTCCGGAAGCGGACGTACCCCCGAACTGGACTTCGTATCGAGCCACCAATCTTCTTTGACATCGGATGTAACGAAGATCACGTCTTTCAGCTTTTGCTCTTGCACGTAAGCAAGAAGCTGAGACCAAAGCAGATAGTCACCGAACTGGCGGTCGTAGATGATACCGTCCGCTTGGTAAAGGTCGCCTGCCTTGGCTTCATCCATGTAGCCCGGGCCCATCTTGGCTGCATAGCGCAACTTCGCTTGGGCGTAAAGCGCATCTACTTCTTCCTGCCCCCCCGGGCGAGGTCCAACCCTGCCGTTGAACAGCGTGGTCAGCGTATCCAGGATATGGTCCTTCTCACCTGGAGCGACGTAACCGTCCATGCCCTTCTTTAGATGTTCTATGAGCGCTGCAGCAGATTTCTCCATCTGCTTCAGCTCTGCCTCTACCTCGATCCCGACACCTCGCTCCTTCATGTCGAGATCCCGGACGTTCCGAACGAACCCTGCGTGGGACTTCTTTACGTCGTCGACGACACCCTTTGATCGCGCGAACTCCTCACGCAGGGCATTGATCCGATTCCGCTGATACTCGACGCCAACTTGATAAGGTATCCAGATGCGGTGCTTGATCTTCTTTAGGATCGAGAGCAACTGTTCCCGCGTCTGTTTCGGCACCCGATAGGTATGAAGCAGGACATTGGTGTCGAAGACGACGACGGCTCCGGCCCAAAGCCGAGTGACATCTTTTTCGTCAAGCTCGTAGTACCCAGAGAATTCCTTCTTCATGCCTCTCCCCCATCCTTAGGCGGCTGGCACCCCGTCTTTAAACGGCGAGCAACAGCAGGTTGTCATGTCGTTGCTGACTCTACAACGCTTCGTATCCCGGCAGCTAGCATCCCCCATGACTACCAGAAGCTGACCAATATTCAGCTCGACCGTTTCCGACTACGGCTCTTCTTTGAACCGACTTGGAAGGAAACGTTGCCTTGCATCACCGGGCCAACGTTGACCTGCCCGGAGTTGTCACCGGCGACTGCTGCCGTAGCATGGGCAACGGACCCAGACGTCAGCACTGCCAGCGCCGCACGCCGCAGTTCACCCGATGCCATCCGGTACCGCGACAGGATCTCAGCTTCCTCATCGTGCAGTTCCGAGGGAAAACCTGTCAGCACGTAGCCAATATCGACACCCAATTCGGCCACGCCGTGCAGGTAGTTCGCCGTCGGCGAGTTCACGCCGCTCTCGTACCGCAGCTGCGTCTGTTTGTTCTTGCCACCGCGCTCTCCCATCTCTTCCTGATTGAGCTTCAGTCGCTCGCGCTCGGCGCGCAGCCGCGCCCCTACGCCGTGTCGAAGATCGTCAACGCGTCCCATTTTTGACATCTCCGTGTTGTTGATTTCGTTTTTTGGGACTATGGTTTCCCTCGGCAACAATTTTCACCCCTTGGAGACCCGGATGTCCAAAGTTGTCCTGAAGACGCCACAAGAAGTACGCGATGAGCTTGATAGGCAGGGACTGTCCCTCGCCGATTTCGCCCGGGCCCATGGGTTGGCGCCCCGCACGATCTATCGGGTACTTGAAGGTCGCCACAAAGGTCGCCGGGGACAAGCACACCGCGCAGCCGTTGCGCTCGGCTTGAAAGCTGGCGTGGCTGACTCGACCGGCCTGTAGGAGATCGCATGACGTCACACGGCCCACGCAGGAAAGTGGTTTTCAGGTGCGACTTCTGCAAGTCGCCCCTCATCAAACGAACCAGCCACCTCAGCCATGACCATCTTCGCCACGATTCCTTCGTCTGCAGCGATCCGATCTGCTCTGCTGCATTTACCGGCCACACGGAACTGACCGGTGTGGCCAGCCCGAGCGGCATCCCGCACGCGCCGGCCTCGGACCTGCCGCCCAGCCCGGCCTACGCACGCGAGATCGCGCAACGTGCGCACAGATCGCTCCAGGGCGGGATGCAGCCCGACCTGTTGGATGCCCTACCCAGCCCCGCCGACCACTGAGGGATAGAGCCATGGCGTTACTTGAAGTGGCGGCACCGCCGTCAACGGCGAAGCTATGTTTGAGGGTCGCCCATGCGTGAGTCGCTCCGCCAACAGGTGCTGCAGCGCATCGAGCGGGACTACGGACTGAAGCACCGTCCCGGCACCGAGTACATGCGCGGTGGCCTGTGTCCGTCCTGCAGCAAGAAGGAGCTCTATACCAATCACGCTAGGCCTTGGGTGCTGCGCTGCGGCCGCCAGGCGAAGTGTGGACGCGAGGTCGCCGTCAAGGAGCTCTACGATGATCTCTTCGATGACTGGTCCAGGCGGCATGAGCGCACGCCGACGTCGCCCAACGCGGCGGCAGATGCCTACCTCCACTATTCGCGCGGTTTTGAGCTTGAAGCACTTCGGGGTCTGTACACGCAGGAGAGCTTCCACGACCGAAAGATCAACGAAGGCACCGCCACGGTGCGGTTCCCCTTGGCCAAAGGTGGTTACTGGGAGCGCCTGATCGACAGGCCACATCGGTTCGGCAAGCAGAAAGCCCGCTTCATGCCCGGCCAGAGCTACGCGGGCACCTGGTGGATTGCACCCTCCGTGACTGAGCTTCTGGCCACCACCAGGGAGCTCTGGATCACCGAGGGCATCTTCGACGCGATGGCACTGATGCAGCATGGCCTGACGGCCGTCTCCGGCATGTCGAGCAACGCATATCCCGAGGACTCGCTTCGCGCCCTGCGTGACCAGCGGATCGGTCGGCTGCCAACCCTCGTGTGGGCCTACGACAATGATCCCAAGGCCTGCGACTACGTCCGCCGCCACGTCCGTCGCGCCGAAGCGCTGGGCTTCGCGTCTCGTGCAGCCTTGATCGCACAGAAGCCAGGCACGAAGACCGACTGGAACGACCTTCACCTGCGCGCAGCGATGGCGGGGAGCACCAGCGAACGGCGTAGCCAGTGGGATTCGGACATCGCCGAGGCCCGCTACCTGGGCGACCTGCTCTTGGCCAAGACGGCTGTCGAGAAGGGCGCCCTGATGCACGCCCACAGCCAGCGCCGCGAGTTTCACTTGGAACACCGGTCCCGGCTCTACTGGTTCAGCTTCGACGGCAGCAAGTTCGACAAGCTCTGCCAGGAACGCGCGAAGCGCCAAGACGATCCGGACGAGGAGCTGGACGATGCCGAAGCGGACAAGATCCGCCGCGCCTGCAGCAGCGTCGAAGAGATCGCCAACTGCTACCCCGAAGCGCTCTACTTCCAGAGCCACGAGGTCACCGACGAGAGTTGGTACTTCTTCCGCGTCAGCTTTCCCCACGACGCGCCACCAGTAAAGGGCACCTTTACCGGGGCGCAGGTTGCAAGCGCCAGCGAGTTCAAGAAGCGGCTGATCAGCATGGCACAGGGCGCTGTCTTCACCGGTACCGGGCACCAGCTCGACTGCATCACGCGTGATGTTCTCTACAACATCACCAAGGTGCAGACCATCGACTTCGTGGGCTACAGCGCCGAGCACGCGTCCTACATACTGGGCGACATTGCCGTGCGCGAAGGTGAGGTATCGGTCGCCAACGCCGAGGACTACTTCGAGTTCAAGCAGCTGCGGGTCAAGACCACCCAGAAGTCCATCCGCCTCGACATCCAGCGCGATGCCCAGCGGTTCCGGACGGACTGGTTGCCTTGGCTGTGGACCTGCTTCGGCACCCACGGGATGATCGCCCTTACCTTCTGGTTCGGCTCGTTGTTTGCCAACCAGATCCGCAGCGCCCACAAGTCGTTTCCCTTCCTGGAAGCCACGGGCGAGGCCGGCGCCGGCAAAACCACGCTGTTGACCTTCCTGTGGAAGCTGCTCGGCCGCAGCGACTACGAAGGCTTTGATCCCGCCAAGTCGTCCAAGGCCGGGCGGGCCAGGGCTATGGGACAGATATCGGGCATGCCAGTGGTGCTGCTGGAAGCCGACCGCAGCGACGCCGACCGGACTCACGCGAAGGCGTTCGAGTGGGATGAGCTCAAGGACTACTACGGCGGTGGCACCCTGGCCACGCGCGGCGTACGCAACGGCGGAAACGACACCTATGAGCCCCCGTTCCGGGGCACGATCTGCATCAGCCAGAACGCGGCGGTGGATGCCAGCGAAGCGATCCTGACCCGCATCGTGAAGCTGCACTTCCGCAAGCCTAAGGTGACGACGGAAAGCCGGATGGCCGCGGACAATCTCAATGCGCTTCAGGTCGAGGAGCTGAGCCATTTCCTGATTCGCGCCGTGCGCGCCGAGGCCCAGGTACTGAAGGTCTTCTCGGAGCGGCTGCGTGCGCACGAAGCACAGCTCCGCGAACGGGAAGAGCTGCGCATGGAGCGCGTCATCAAGAATCATGCACAGATGCTGGCCCTGCTTGATGCACTCGGCGTGGTCCTTCCGATTCCAGATGACATTGCGGCCGCGACACGCTCCGCGCTTGCCGCAGCTGCCATTGAACGCCAGAGCGCGGTCAGTGCGGACCACCCGCTGGTGACCGAATTCTGGGAGGTCTACGAATACCTGCAGAGCAGCAACGGCGGCCTCAGCGTCGTAAATCACTCTCGCGACCCGGCGCTGATCGCGATAAACCTCAACGAATTTGCGGCAAAGGCGGCGCAACATTCGCAGCAGCTTGCCGACCTGAAGCTGCTGCGTTCGCTGTTGCGCGACTCGCGCCGGCACAAGTGCCAGGACACCAACGTGGCCGTCAACAGCGCCATCCGAAAAGGTGCGAATGGGCTGGGTTCTTCCACCGTCAAATGCTGGATATTCAACGTATGAACAAAATCCGGCAGTTGCGGCTTGCGCGGCAGCAGACCCGGCAGCTTCTGGAGAACGCCTGCGGCCCTGTCCGTTGCACGGAACAGGAACTGATCTGACCACTGAAGAAAGCGGGTCCGGCCAATGGCGCGCCAACGCCGTTGCTGGGCCATCCCACCACGAAGCTCGGAGAGAGCCATGAAACAGCAAGCTGAGTTGAACCCAACCGCCGCCGCACGCTCGCAGGAGATCGACACCGGACCCGAAACAGAGGCTATCACGACACTATCTGACGCTGAAACAGACCGTCGCAGGTCAGTGCTTCACGACATCTACCAAAGTCCGAAGGGTGTCGAACCCGCATCGTTGCTGTCCGAACTCACCTCCAAGGCTGAGTACGCTTCCACGCTGCCTCCCTACGAGGAGGTCGTTGGCCTGCATCACGCACGTGAGCTCCTCGCCACTGCCCTGATCGCCCGCCTGCAATCCACCGCGCCGGCGAGCGAGCGGGAAGCCCTCGTTCGCGACCTCGTCACTGCAGTCACGCATCAGCGTGCACTGGTGCACTCCGCCACTACCGTATTCGGCTCCGACCTCAGGGTTGCGGGACATCGCGTGGATGCCGCCTTGGCCGCCCTTGCTGCGTGCCCACCGCCTACAAAGGGAGAGGGCCAGGAGGCGGCGCAATGACGATTCGCCAGATCGCATCCCCAGCTCCCCTGCAGGTCTGCCACGCCGGGCACAACGCCCGGCTCATGGAGGACGGCAGGCGCCGGGAGGCTGGCGGCGGGCACTTCGTCGAGTGCCGCTGCTGCCACACCCGTCGGCACGTCAGCTCGGAGCGTGCTGTCCAGGAATGGGCGGGGGTGTATGCCCGACGCCCGGCCACCGAGCAGGGCAGGGCCCGCAATGTCGCTCAACTCGGCCTGTCCCTCGGCGATTGGGCACATGTGCAGTCCAGGAGCTGCAAGCCGTGACCGACCGTATCGTGCGTTTCTCCGCACTGCAGCGTATCTGCTCGCCTGAAGGCCCTCCGCCGCGCGCCGCCACCGTGCGGCGTTGGGCCGACCGCGAGGGCATCCGCTACAAGTACGACCGCCATGGCGGCATCTGGACCACGGTCGATGCCGTGAACGCTGCGCTGGGACTGGTTGATCGACCCCACGACAACACCAGGGAAGAGGACCTCATTTGATGGCACGTGGCAGGAAAAGGAAGTTCAATCCCGCCATCCCGGGGCACATCGACCAGGACTCGTTGCCAAAGGGCGTGTACTGGGCCGATCAGCGCTGGTTTGTCTATGACGATCACCCCGAGGGCGGCCGCAGGGTGAAGCGCACCATCGCCCACGCAGCTGCGCGGCTCTCGGATCTGCACGCGATGGTCGAAGAGCGGTCATCGGGCGTGGCACGCGGCACCCTGCGTTTCCTGTTCGACCGTTACCACGCGTCCAGCGCCTTCAAGGAGCTGGCCACCGGCACCCGCAAGAACTACCTCAGCTATGCCGAGGTGCTGGCCAACTACGTGCGCAAGGACGGTACGTTGCTGGGCGCGATGCAGGTCAACCGCATCACCACCCCCGTGGTACAGCGCCTGGTTGAAACCTTCGCGGCCGGTCGACCGGCCAGCCGCACCCAGCCGGCGCTGCCGGCGACGCCCACCAAGGCGAACCACCTGCACCGCTACCTGCGGCTCACCCTGTCCTGGGGAGTGCGCATGGGCTACTGCAGCACCAATCCGGCCAAGGGGGTACGGCAGGCGAAAGAGCAGCGTCGCATCCGCATGCCAACGCTGGACGCCTACCGCGCCGTGCTGGCGTTCGCGCGTGAGCGTGGCGCCCTGCCCTCCAATGCGCTGGGGCGGGTGTCTGACTACCTGGCGCCGGTGATGGTGCTCGCCTACAGCGTTCGCCTGCGCGGCATCGAGGTGTGCACGCTCACAGACGCCCATCGCCAGGAAGAAGGGATCCACAGCAACCGGCGCAAGGGGTCGCGTGACAACATCACCGAGTGGGACGACGAAATGCTGCAGGCGTGGAATGACCTGGTTGAACGCCGGCACCGGATCTGGAACCGCAAGGGCCGCGTGCGGCCGGTTCCGCTGCGCGCCATCGATCGCTACCTGCTGGTGGAGCGTGGCGGCAACCCCATTCGCAAGTCTGCGCTGGATACCGCTTGGCAGCGGCTCATCACCGAGGCGATCAGCGCCGGCGTCATCGATGAGAGCGAGCGGTTTTCGCTGCACGGCCTGAAGCATCGGGGCATCACCGACAGCGACAACAAGGCCGCCGGCGGCCACCGGACCGAAGCCATGCGGCAACGCTACGACCACGAAGTACCGCTCGTGAAGCCGCCTCGAAAGTCCGGCTTGTAAGCGTGAAACATCGCAATATTTCCGCCAATTTTTCCACGACCACAAAAAAGGCGCCCCACGGGCGCCTAAGTGGTTGATGCAATTGGTGGGCCGTGATGGATTCGAACCATCGACCAAAAGATTAAAAGTCTTCTGCTCTACCGACTGAGCTAACGGCCCATTGCATGCCCCGACTTCGCGCCGGGGGTGCGCATTCTAACCCATCTTGCGCCGCAGGCGTACCCCGCCGATCAGGCGTAGCGGGTCGGGTCGGCCACGCCGGCGTCGGCGAAGCCCTGCGCGCGCAGGCGGCAGGCGTCGCAGTGGCCGCAGGCGGCGCCGCTGTCATCGGCGTTGTAGCAGGACACGGTGAGGCCGAAGTCCACGCCCAGGCGCACGCCTTCACGCACGATGTCGGCCTTGCTCAGGAACTGCAGCGGCGCGTGCACCTGGATGCCCGCCCCTTCCACGCCCGCCTTGGTGGCCAGGTTGGCCAGGGTCTGGAAGGCGCTGATGAACTCGGGGCGGCAGTCCGGGTAGCCGGAGTAGTCCACGGCGTTGACGCCGCAGAAGATGTCGTTGGCGCCCAGCACTTCGGCCCAGCCCAGCGCGACCGACAGCATGATGGTGTTGCGCGCCGGCACGTAGGTGACCGGGATGCCCTCGCCGCCCGCTTCGGGCACGTCGATGTCGTCAGTCAGCGCCGAGCCGCCGATGCTGCGCAGGTCCACGTTGACGGTCTTGTGCGCGACCACGCCCAGCGCCTTGGCCACGGCGGCGGCGGCATCCAGTTCGGAGGTGTGGCGCTGGCCGTAGCGCACGCTCAGCGCATGCACGGCGAAGCCCTGCTCGCGGGCCATGGCGACGACGGCGGCGGAATCCATGCCGCCGGACAGGAGGACAACTGCGTTCTTCATGAGGGTGTTTCCGGTGGGTTGCGGGAAAGCCAGCACGCTGTCCCGCGCCGGTACATCAAGGGGCAACGAACGGGCTCAGCGGCCCGGCTCGTCGTCCCAGAGGATTTTGTGGAGCTGCATCTGGAAGCGCACCGGCAGGCGGTCCTCCACGATCCAGTCGGCCAGCTCGCGCGGGCTCACCTGGCCCTTGCTGGGCGAGAACAGCACCATGGAGCGCTCGTTCAAGTGGTGCTCGCGGACCATGCCGCGCGCCCAGTCGTAGTCCTCGCGGCTGCACAGCACGAACTTGATCTGGTCACGGCGGGTGAGCAGCGGCAGGTTTTCCAAACGGTTGCGCGCCATTTCGCCGGAACCGGGGGTCTTGAGGTCGACCACGCGCGATACGCGCGGGTCCACGCCGCTGACATCCAGTGCGCCGGAGGTT